GTTTCCCGTGGTTTATGCGCTTGCCCGCACCGGAGGAAATCAGCGCCTATACACATTTTATAGCGCATTTGGTTTCATTGGCGAAAAACTTAAAGCGTGTCAATGCAACTGCCAAGGAAGCGGAAAACGAAAAATACGCATTCAGGTGCTTTCTGCTTCGCTTGGGTTTTATTGGGGATGAATATAAGGAAGCCCGCAAAGTGCTGTTAAAAAACCTCACCGGTCAAGCGGCTTTTAAGGGAGTAAAACAAAATATTGATAAGGCGGTGGATGTAGATGAATAAACTTCCCACCGCCTTCTTTGTTAAATACCCTTTCAGAATTGAAGATTTAATGCGTCCTCACCTTCCGAAACAGCGCAAGCCGTACAAAATCGAACAAGAAATTGAGCTTGGAAAAATTGACTACGAAAACTTTATAACCGACCTGTGTGTTGACAGATGGTTTATTGAAAAATATATGCAGCTTTGCCGGATAGACAATGACGGAGTGTGGCATTGTATTTTCGTAATGCAAAAAGGCAGAACCGACGGAGTGCTTGTCATGTCCGAAGGTGAAGTTTTTCCCAAGTGGGCGGCGTATTTGCCGAGCAAGGAGGGTAACAGATGAACATACATCCCGAAAGATTAAAGCAGCTTCGAGAGTATTATACGCCGGGCACCAGGGTGGAGCTTATACGCATGGACGACCCGTACAGCAAACTGCGTCCCGGCGATCAAGGCACCGTATCCTGTGTTGACGATACCGGCACAGTATTCGTAAATTGGGATTGCGGCAGCTCGTTAGGTGCTGTTTATGGCGTTGATGAGATAAGAAAGATTGATAAATAATCCGCTGTAATATACACAATTTTGCTCCTTTATTCTTGTTGAAATTATGAGAAAGTTTGTCTGGATAATAGTGTGTTTCTACGGTAATATGTGACTGCAAAAAGGAAAACGGGAAGGGAGCAAAGAAAAATGTTAACAGCAAAATTCGGCATTGAGATTGAATTTACGGGAATCACAAGGGCAAGGGCGGCGGAGGTTGCCGCAGACTTCTTAAACGGAACAACAGAGCGGGCTTACGACAGCTACGACACCTTCAAGGTTAAAGCGGCGGACGGACGCATTTGGAAGTTTATGAGCGACGGCAGCATTAAAACCGAAAGAAAAGAAAACGGGCGCAAGGTTCCGACAGACAAATCCTACAGCGTTGAGCTGGTCAGCCCCATATTTACCTACAGAGAGGACATTGACACATTGCAGGAGCTGATACGGCAATTGCGGCATGCGGGCGCGTTCACAAACAACTCCTGCGGGATTCACATACATCTTGACGGAGCAAACCATACGGTAAGGAGCATTCGAAACTTTATAAACATTATAGCGAGCAAGAACGACCTTTTCTACAAAGCGCTTCAGATAGCGCCGGAGAGAATGCACTACTGCAAAAAGATGGATGAGGTTTTGGTAAGCAAAATAAACCGCAAAAGGCCAAAAACCATGAGCCGGATAGAAAGCTTGTGGTACGAAGGCTACATGGAAAGCACAAGCCGGCACTACCATTCAAGCAGATATCATTTTCTCAACCTCCACAGCTTTTTCACGGGGAATCATACGGTAGAGCTCAGGGGCTTCAACAGCACCCTTCACGCAGGCAAGGTAAGAAGCTACATTGTTTTGGCCTTGGCGCTCAACCATCAGGCATTGACGCAAAAGAGCGCCAGCGCCAAGAAGCCGCAGGTGGAAAACGAGAAGTTTGCGATGAGGACATACCTTAACAGGATAGGGCTTATCGGCGACGAGTTTAAAAACTGCCGGGAGCACCTTTGCAAGCACCTCGACGGCAACGCAGCATGGCGGTTTCGGGCAGCCTGATGAAAGCCGGATAAAATAGCAGGGCGGCCGCTGCGCCGCCTTGCACAGTACAAAACTATGATAAAAGGAGCAATGCAGAATGAGCAAAAAACTATATTTAGCATACGGCTCAAACCTAAACCTTGAGCAAATGGCGCACCGCTGCCCTACTGCAAAGGTCGTGGGAAAAGCCGAGATAAAAAATATGCAGTTGTTATTCCGTGGGCCGCATGATGGAGCTGTGGCGACCATTGAACCTCGGAAGGGTTCCGCCGTGCCGGTTTTGGTTTGGGAAATCACTCCGGAGGACGAGGCGGCTCTGGACCGTTACGAGGGATTCCCCTTTTTGTATCGCAAGGAAAAGTTCAAGGTTAGGCTTGACGGCAAGCAGGTCAGCGCAATGGCCTACGTCATGAATGAAGGAAGGCCTCTTGGAACGCCAAGCTGCCATTATTACAGCATTATTTTGGAAGGATACATGTCCGCAGGATTTGATACGGAAATTCTGAAAAAGGCGGTAGCGGACTCTATGGAGGATTGATAGTATAAAAAATACGTTATATCACAAAGCAGCGTCTAAAGCGGCGCTGTTTTTCGTTTGAGCAGATTTAATAAAGGAGGCGGTGATGATACGGAAACTAAAGAAATACACTCCAACGCGCTTTATGGCGGAGGATTCATATTATTGTAAGGAGGCCGCCGACTATGCTGTTGCTTTCATTCAAGCCTTGCGCCATACAACAGGGATTTGGGACGGCAAACCTTTTGAGCTGATAGACTGGCAGGAGCAAATAATACGCGATATTTTCGGTATCCTAAAGCCTAACGGTTACCGGCAGTTTAATACGGCATACATTGAAGTCCCAAAAAAGAACGGCAAATCGGAGCTTGCGGCCGCGGTTGCCTTGCTTTTGACCTGCGGCGACGGCGAACAGCGAGCAAAGGTGTACAGCTGCGCCTCGGATAAAAACCAGGCAAGGATTGTGTTTGATGTTGCAATGGCTATGGTAAGAAAATCCCCTGCGTTATCCAAGCGGGTTAAGATAACCGAATCCACAAAAACGCTTTTTTATATCCCCACCGAAAGCACATATCAGGTTCTGTCCGCGGACGTTGCAAGCAAGCATGGCTTTAACACCCATGGTGTTATTTTTGACGAGCTGCACACCCAGCCCAACCGAAAACTGTACGATGTTATGACCAAGGGCAGTGGCGACGCAAGGATGCAGCCGCTGTATTTTCTCATCACCACTGCCGGGGACAACACAAATTCCATTTGCTATGAGGTGCATCAGAAGGCATTGGATATTTTAAATGGCAGAAAGCACGATCCAACCTTTTATCCGGTTATTTTCGGAGCAGATCCGGACGATGATTGGACGGATCCGAAGGTATGGAAGAAAGCAAATCCTTCTCTGGGCATCACCGTTGGTATAGACAAAGTAAAAGCCGCTTGTGAAAGCGCCAAGCAAAACCCGGCGGAGGAAAACAGTTTCCGACAGCTTCGCTTAAATCAATGGGTAAAACAGAGCGTGCGCTGGATGCCTATGGATAAATGGGACGCCTGTGCTTTTCCGGTTGACCCGAAGATGCTGGAAGGCAGGGTGTGTTATGGTGGATTAGACCTTTCGAGCAGCATCGATATTACCGCGTTTGTATTGGTGTTTCCGCCTGAGGATGAAGATGATAAATATATTGTACTGCCGTACTTTTGGATACCTGAGGATAATGTTGACTTAAGAGTGAAACGTGACCATGTAAACTATGATTTGTGGATAAAACAAGGATACTTGAAAACCACCGAAGGCAATGTGGTGCATTACGGTTTCATAGAGAAGTTTATAGAAGAACTTGGAACAAAATACAACATTCGCGAGATTGCTTTCGACCGCTGGGGTGCAGTTCAAATGGTACAAAACCTTGAGGGTATGGGCTTTACTGTTGTTCCGTTCGGTCAGGGATTTAAGGATATGTCGCCGCCAACAAAGGAACTGATGAAGCTGGTATTGGAACAAAAGATAGCGCATGGGGGGCATCCGGTACTTCGCTGGATGATGGACAACATTTTTATCCGCACCGACCCGCCGGAAACATTAAGCCGGATAAGGAAAAAAGCTCAGAGAAAATTGACGGCGCTGTGGCGACTATTATGGCGCTGGACAGAGCAATCCGGTGCGGCAATGATACAAGCACCTCTGTCTATGATGAACGAGGGATTTTATTTATCTGACGCATTGTTCCGAAGTTTGCGGAAATATTATTCCGAAAGCATTGATATTGTTCTGACATGACAGGAGGTGACACTTTGAAATGGTTTAATAAGAACAGAAAAATAAAAAACGACATGTCAAAGCGGTATGCAGATTTTATCAAAGGTGAGGACATTGACGGCAGCTTGTCGTTATCAGGGATATATGTGTCGGAGGAAAACTCAATAACGGTAAGCGGTGTGTTTGCTTGTGTTAGGGTAATCGCGGAGGATATTGCAAGCCTGCCCCTCGCCTTATACAAACGCCTGCCCCGCGGCAAAGAAAAAGCCGTAGATCATCCGCTATATTATCTTATACACGACAGTCCCAACGAGGAGATGACGGCTTTTGCATTTAAAGCGGAAATGATGACAAAAATGCTTTTATGGGGCAATGCTTACGCTCAAATAATACGAAACAAGCATGGTCAGGTTGTAGGCCTGCATCCACTTTTATCATTCCGTATGTTTGTTGTTAAAGACCAAAACTACGAGCGGGTATATCTTTACACAAACGATAAGGGAGCAACTTTCACTTTAAAGAAGGATCAGGTTTTGCATATCGGTGGCATCGGCTTTGACGGTATCACAGGTTTGTCACCCATCAGCGTGGCAAGGGAAGCCATAGGCCTTGCAAAAGCAACCGAGGTTTACGGCAATAAATTCTTTGCAAACGGCGCCCGTCCCGGCGGCGTGTTGGAGCATCCCGGT